GTGTTAAAGTTCCTGCAAAATTATCAAACCCTGCATAATATAGATGCCAGCGATCTGTACAAAAATTTATTTGTCCATTAACAAGTGTTTTTGACGTTCCACGCTGCGCCACCTGCATCGCCCCATTGATAATCATGTTGCGTTCAGAGAGACTGCCCTCACTAGGAAGATTATCTGCTAGTTTTCTTGCGTTACTCATTATCCTGCCTCCAGCGCATCTAATCTAGCTTTGATTGCCGTGTTTTCTGCTTCTAGTGCATCGTTCTTTGCTGAGAGTTCTTGAATTGCTTTTGTAAGTATTGGTATTAATGCAGCTTCAGCAACTTCCTGAGAACCATCCTCCCGTTCATCCCAAAACTTAAACCCATCTTTAATACTGCTATCAGCATCAACCGCTATTTTAACTTCTTGCGCTATAAAGCCGTGTTGCATTTGTTCTGATTTAAATACTTCAGTAGACCCTTCTTTATAAGCACGAAAAGTATCTGGCAGTTCCCCAAGAGTTTTATAGTTAAATGTACGCGGCTTTAGATTATTAATAAAAGATAAACCTGTTGTCGAATCTACAATGTCTTTTTTATAGCGTTCATCTGATACTGTTGACCATGTTGCTGAGCCGTGTTGCGATCTAATATCACTAGACCCTTGACCAAGAGTTGTGTAGCCTCCTGCACAATCTAAGTTATACCCAAGACCGTGAGAATAGTCAGCAGCCCCATCAGTAGGGTCACAATAATTTCCTACTATACAACTACCACCACCTGTTGTTAAATTAGTTTGATACATTCCTGCTTTATAACCAATAACAAGGTTATCATTTCCTGTGGTTGCATACCCTGCTGCGTCATATCCGATAAAAGTATTTCTAATACCAGTAGTAAGACTAGACCCTGCGAAAGACCCCAGTAATGTGTGATAGTAACCTGATGTAACAGATAAACCTGCACCATAACCAACCGCAGTATTATAATAATTGTTAACACTACCACCAGCGGCTTGTTGAACTTTTAAAGCAGTAGCTCCAACAGCAACACATCTAGAGCCAACAGTATCATTACTTAATGCTTGGTTTCCTATTGCTACATTGAGATTACCTATAGTCAAAGCATCCCCAGCTTCAGCACCTACAGCAGTATTTTCTGTACCTGATGAAAGATTTATAAGTGCATCATATCCTATTGCGGTATTGTCAGTTGATGTTGTAATTGTTTTTAAAGCATCCTTACCAACGGCAGTATTTCTATCGCCTGTTGTAATAGCTGTACCAGCATCCTTACCGATGGCTACGTTGTTATTACCACCAGACGCAATACTATCTCCTGCCCCTGCTCCAAGTCTTACGTTGTCTGTACCTGCTGTAGAAGTAATAATGTCTGCCCCATCAGCAACAGTCAACGCACCTGTCATCGTATCGCCAGTAATATTGACGTATCTAGTATCTGATGCGCTTTTGGTGTAAGCGTCTGCGGTTTCAAACGTTACAAAAGCCGTGATCGTAACTTCATCCCCTGCCGCTGCGCCAGAACCAAGCGTTACCGTAGTTGTGGTGGCAACATAATCCGACTTTTCTAATCTTAGCCCATTCATATGAACCATGATGTCTGAAGGGGTGCAAGCAAGCGTATTACCGTTTGCGTCAGAGCCAGTGAAAGCTGTCTGATTAGCCGTGGCTTGATATGTAAAAATGTTAGCTGATTGTCTGCTAACTACCTTCGTTGGCGAAGTGCCTATATAAGCCATTTTGCATTCCTATGATGGTGATGAAGCTGCCAAATGTGCAGCGTATGCGGTTTTAATTGCGTCTGTATGAAACTGTGTGGCTAGTGCTTTTACATCATCACTTTCACTTGATACGTCTGCGTCTGGCGCAACAACATGACGATGAAATGCTCTGCTAATCTCAACACCGTCTTTCTTGATAATCGTTGCGGTTCTAATTTGTAACATATTAAACGGTTTAATTATCTCAATCTTATCTTGTTCTGTTTCTTCTGTTAATGCCATTTTTCTTCCTTTAAGCTACTCTGTAATTTCCTGTTACTCTAATTGAACGATTTGTTCCTGCATTGTGGGCTACTGCTGTAACATTCCCATTGCTAACGTGTTTATAAAAGTAACAAATAGCACCAGCTATTAAACCAAACGGGGAAGAGTTAGGATAAGTTCCTGCTGCGTTCATTTGAGTGGATAGGACTGCATAAGGGCCGCTATGAGAAAAAGGCAAACCAGTAATCCACATATCACCAGCCGCTCCTGATGTATTAGCACCTTCAAAATTTATATAAACATCAACAGAATTACCAACCTTAGTGTAATAACCAGTTGTTGTAACAGCACTGCTAGGGTTTCCGTAATACCCAATCAGAGTTCCCGTGAAAGTACCCTCTTCGTAATCGTCCAACTTATTAGCCGCACCAGTGCCGCCAATGTAAGCACCGCCTGAGAGGTAGAGGTCTTTATATCTGCCACTTCCATAACCTAAGTCAACTGTACCATTTGCAACTGAACCGTTTTTAAATGGTGTATAACTGGCTCCGTCAAACCGAAGACCCGAAGCATCTCCAGTGCTTCTGCATAACAACCTAGTTCCATTATCCTCTATTTGACCTGTTGTTTTTATCTGTAAATTGCCAGTTTCTAACTTTACATTTTCTGAACTATCAATGGTTATTGCCGTAGCATCAGCATTATCGTCTATGCCCTTAGAGGTAAACGAACCGTCAAACTGTACATTGCCTGCAAACGTACCACCCTGCGAAGAACTAACAGTATCAGCAACGCTAAATGTATTGTGCGCTATGATTGTTATTTCATCGTTGACCGCTGCACCAACGCCAAGCACCACTGAAGAACCAGAACTTGAATTATAGTCTGATGGCTGTAGCAATATTCCATTCTGATATACGTCAACTGCACCCACACCATAAACAGCATTAAAGGTGGTTTGCCCAGCAGTCGCTACGAACGTGTAAGCTCTGCGCGTTCCCTCAGTTAGTGACTGTCCAATATAAGCCATTTTTTATCCTACATCTACTTTTAATACTGAACTCATCCTGCTATCTCCCATGCTATAATACCGCTTCGTGTAGTATTATTTCCGTTTGCGTCATAATTATTATACCCAACAGTACCACCAGCAGGAGTTCTAAAGAATAATTCATAAGTCTGAGTACTTGTTGATGAAGGACTATCTAACCATGACCAAGATAATGACTGTCCATAATTACTCGTATGGCCCCCACTTATTGCTGAATCCTCTTGCCCATAATTACTTGTTATCCAACCATAATCAGAGGCGTTTCTATATAACTTATATTGATGATAAGCAGTTGCGACAGACGTATAAGTGCCATTCATAGAACCCATTAGTAAAATCTTACTACTCGTTGCAGATGGTGTAATAGCTACTGAAAGACCTGTGCTAACAAAATGTGTTGTGGTTGTACTTGTCCATATAGTTCTTACGCTTTCAACAACTTGAATAACATGACCAGATACTTGACCAGAAGCTATATCATGTGACTTACCCATTAGGTAATCTCCAATATACTCATAATCGCATCACAACTATTAGCCGCACTTGATGTAACTTTGACGCTATCGCTTGTTTCCAAAACAACCTTTTGATCACCACCAACAACGACAAGACTGCCTCCGCTTGGAACCGTTGCCGTCTTAACCATAAAGTGATCATTAGAACCGTCATTCAAAGCTACGTTTACCGTTATGGCTGTAGTTGTATTGTTAGAACAAGTTAGCCCTATGACGGTTGTTTGCGTAGAAGCTCCTACAGTATAACTTCCTATAGCCGTTGCAGATGTGCCGATATTTCTGCTTAGTTTTCTTTTAAACGTGTTTGCCATATTCTATCCTAACGCAATCGCCATAGCTACTGGAACAGCCGCACGCTCATCAAAGTCAGCCGATGCCAGTGTGATAAATACCGTTGATGTTCCAGTAAGATTTAATAAAGAACCCGTAGAACTAGATGTTAAGGTTCTGCTTAGAGTTGTGCCAGAATGCGTATATGTGCCAGTGCCAATTTCATAGCTATTTCCGCTTTCTATAACGTAACGCACACTATCGCCATTGCTTATACCGCCATTAGCAAATGTTCTAAAACCAGTAACCGCAGAGCCAAGCGTTATTGTGCCTGTACCTGTCGTAGTCGTTGTAACCTTTACTCTATCTGCGACTTTAACCATTAATCACCTATGATGGGTCTGGTATGCCAATATCCAAAGCAGATATGTCAAACTGGTTTCCGCTATTAACCGACTGTGAAGCGTTCAACGCACCTGTTACTAACAACCTACTGTTTGAAACATCTGTTATTGCAAAATGTGTTGCCGTGCCTGTACCTGTCACAGAAGCATCACTAATAGCTGCAAGCGTTACTTTACGCCCACCGCCAGAAGCTGTTCGATCCGCTGGCGCACCAATAGAAATACTGGTTGTGTTGCCTAGTGTATGCGTAGATGTTGCGGAGGCGTATGTCGTTGCTTCTTGTGATGTAATATCAAATCTTGACGCTTCCGTATCTAAAACCGTCAAACCGTTGTCTAAAACTCTGTCTGCTATAAATGCCATTAGTAACTCCTTATCTTCATTCTGCGACCAGAGCCGCTAGTTTTTGATCTTTCACTTTCCAAATTAATATCATTAATTGCCTTTTGATACAATGCCGCCCAAGTATTTGCACGAGTGTCTTCCTGCAAATATGGTGCAGAGTGAACTAAAGAACCATAAAGATAAGCATCTGGGTAATTAGTTAAAACCCAATTTGTTGCCGTTTGTGCATTTAATGAATCAATAGTCTCATAGTAAAGCAGCTCTAAAGTATAAGAAGCATCAGGTGATGGAAATACTTCAATACTACCATCGAGTATAGCAAAGTTTATTGGCCTACCGCTTGTATTAAGGTTTTGCGCCCTTAAATTAGATATTTGAAAAGCGTTAACCATTTCTAAAGTATTTGTATTTGCAGTGTCTAAAGACATACGAATAGGCTCTAAAAAATCAGTAGGCAGTGCTGTATACTGAGAGTTAAGAACAGCAGTGGCACGTTTTTCCATACGCCAATGTCTAACCTCTCTATTCATAACAGTTTCAGCAAGTGTAATAAAATCAGGTATAACTGACGTTAAATCATCTCTGTTTAGAAAATCAGCTATACTAGCTTTTAGTTCGGTATAATTAGTTAAAGCCATTTAACAATTCCATCTTCTACGAGCAGCTTTGCCACGTTCACCTGTCCAACCTTTAGACCTAGCGCAAAATGACTTCTTACGAGCCTTGTCTTTTGCAGTTAAATTTTTCTTTTTTGTTACCGCCGTTTTTAATTTTGACTTTGGGTTTTTTCTTCTATGTGCAGCAACACCTTTAGCGGTCATGCCAGCACCTTCTTTTACTGTTCGATAGTTTCGCCCTTTACCTTTAGTTGTTTTGCGTATAGCTTTTTCAGCTTTTCGTGGCATTAAAATCTACCGCTAGTAGGCCCACCTACGCCAAACTTAACAGCATTTACAAACTCTGCCTGCCTTTCTTGTGGCATTGTGTCAAAATTTAAACCAGACCTAGCAGCTAAACCTCTAGCTTCATCTACTATAGCAGCCATTCTAACCTGTTCTGCTTGTGCAGCAGAAGCACGTTGCATAGCCTGCTGCTGCATTGGAGTTTCGCCCATAACCATATTGCTCATTTGAGTCATGCCCATTCTGGGATCTGTTGCGTCTTGAGATAAACCTCTTTGCCTAGCCTCTTCTGCCATAGCTGCACTTGTGCGCTGCTCATTAGTTATTCCTTGAGGAACAGCATTTACTGCCTGAACAATAGGTGAAGTATTAGGGCTAACCATAGCACGCTCCATCTCAGAACCATATGGAGTTACACCTATATCATTTAGCATACCGCTAAAAATACCGCCCTTAAAAGTATCACCGCGAGTGTCGAAACCACCGCCATCCATAGCATCAAAAAAAGCAGGAACGTAACGCTTGTTTACCTCGTCAAAATAACCATACCTACCATCAGAATTAGCTGCCGACCTATCTTCAACAGAAGTGTTCTCATATTTAGCTGCACCTTTGTTAGAACCAAGGCCGCCCTTTCTAGAAGAAGGATCAGACATTCCTCTCTGCATGGCAAAATGCTGCCTGTGAGGATTGTCCATACCAACAGCAGCATAGTGTTCCTCCACTCGCCTCATATGTCTTTCTCTGTCAGTCTCTTCAGCCATTACTTCTTACCCTTCTTTTTAGATTTTTTCTTCTTAGGACGCTTCTTAGCTGTTTTTGCTGCATCTTTAAAGTCTTTATCAGAAGGTGCGCCTTTCGCGTTCTTTTTACGCATTTTTTCACCAGAACCAGCTTTAATTCTAGCTCTCTTTTTGGCAATATTCCTATATAAAGACATTACGCCCTCTTTTTCGCTTTTTTCTTAGCAGACATACTTAAATCTGCAAAATGAAAAATACGCTTACTAGTCTTAGTGTGCGTCTTACCAGTATGAAGTTGACCGTTAGACATTTTGTGCATAGTGCCTGTATGCTTTGTGCCATCTCGAAAATAATGTGCAACACCTTTTGCCATTATTTTTTCTTGCCGCCTTTTTTCTTACCCATTCCTTTACCATAATTACCCATAACAATCTCCTTTATTTTTTTTAAACACATACCACATTATGCAATGCCACGCAAATTGCGTTTTATGTCGCCTTTCCAATTACTAAACGCACCAGATAATGCAGTTGCAGCATCACTTGCCATCGTTAAGCAAAGTGCATCAGCCAAATCAGGTGACGCTAATCCACGCTTACGCATCTCATCCTTACTTTCAGCTTTCATCTTACCACTAGACGTAAAGCTATATCTAATACCTGTCAATTCCGCTAATAACTGATCGTCTTTCGGCAACTTACAAGCACGATCCTCAAACCAACCCTTAGTCTTAAACCATAACTCACTACGCAAATTTAAATATGTAGCACCCATACTAGGCGCTTCAGAAACATTAACACCACGAACAGGCAACTCTAGCTCTCTCAACCTATCAACAACACCAGAACCAAGCCCAATACTATCCACAAGTATTTCTCTAGGCTTCTTAGATGGCTGTAAACTTTCATATTCTGCAACAACACGGCCAACAGTCTGCATCAAATCTAAACCAGACCAAGACCTCATTTCAGTCACAATAGAACCTTGCCGCTTGCACAACGCAGTTTTGTCATTACCAAACCTACTAACGTCTAAACCCCACACACTAGGCAAGTCCTCATCACCCTCAACATCACGATGTATTGCATTCTCAACCAAGTGATACGGTATAATCGTATCATCATCAGCCTGTGGAAATTCTCCTAACACTCTGATTCTAAAGGCATTACTGTCTTCACCATAGCGCAGCTTCATCTCATCAACAAACTCATCACTAACCAAAGGACTATCTACGCACGACCAACGCCTCGTCCACCAACTAGAAGCCAACCTATTCTGGCTCTCAAAAAATGTACCACTAGATCTAGTGGGGTTGCTCAGCATAATTGTCGTAGCATTATGACCAGACATAGAACCAGCAGCAGCTTCAAATACTTGCTCTGGCACACCACTAGCCTCGTCTACAATCAACATAACGTGTTCTGAGTGTACTCCTGCTAAAGCTTCTGGCGTTTCTGCTCTTGAGGTTCTAGCCGAAATAAACATCTCACTAGGCGCAGCCGTATGCTCAACACGGTCAGACTTTACGTTTAACATTTCCTTAAACGCTTCGGGTAACTCATTAATCCAGCGCTTCATCTCAGCAAATAAAGCATCAAACAACTGGCTAGATGTTGGTGCGGTTACAACAACCTTATTAGGATAATGCATCAAAAAATACCAAAGCATAGCCCAAGATGCAGCAGTTGACTTACCAGTACCATGCCCAGACCTTATACTAATCTTACGCTCACCAGACGCAATAGCCTCAAGAAACTCAGCTTGATATTCTAACGGCTCTACACCAAGCACCTCTCTCACAAACAATGTTGGCTTTCTAGCGTAACGCTGAGTAAACTCAATCATCGTATTCTGAGATAAGTCATTCATGGTCAATAACCTTCATCTTACGCAGCGCATCTAAATGCAAATCACCAATGTTAATCTGGATGTTTTGTTGACTACCGCTACCATAACGATTTTTGTTTAAAGATGAAGCTATAAAATTATGCTGCTGCGCTAAACCCTTCGCAATGCCAATATCAACCTGATTAACATTTGCCTCGCTAACGTCACGGCTGTTCTTACCGTTTAACGCCTCGTCAACCTCAACATCACGCCTATCCTTAATATCGCTTAACATATCAAAAGCTGCATCAGCATGAGCATCTGCAACTTGATGCTCTATCTCGCGTATGGCGTTACCATACTTTTCGCTCTTCACAATGTTACGCCTAAAGTAACCGCGATCTAACCCAAGCTCTTTAGCAATCATAGGTATAGTTTTGCCTGCAAGTAACTCCTGCTGCAAAGTCTCAACCCCACCACGCTTATCTAGCTCTGCAATAGCTTTTTTGAATTTTGGTCTGCCTGCCATGCTTTCCTCATATTATTACTTCGCCCCGTACTTCAACTAATAATAATAATATACTAAAGTAATTATTATTATTATTAGTATTTGTATTTGTACGCAGAAGTATAACTAATAATAATAATAAAAGCTAATAATATTAGTTTTATTAGTGGGGGTGGGTGCTGCGAGAAAGTTAATAAAACTCAGGGAGGTTAGATTTTATTAAACAGCACCCAAAAATCCTATAACACAAATTTTTGTGTGTGGGAATGTAGTATTAAAGTCGGGGGTGGGGGTGGGCTAGGCAGGGGGGGGTCAAATTTATTGTATACCGTTGCATCTCATTGTTTGCAGTTAGTCAAAGACAGTACAACCAGAGTCAAACATGGGGTATTGTTCTAAGTTTAACCAATATTAAACAATGGCGAACAATAGGTTGCTCTTTGTTTCGCATTGTACTATTTGCGCGCGCCCCTGCGCGACCTTGTGCTTTACTGTTTGTCGTGTCGCGTTTTGGCAAAAACCAAACAATGCTAAACAATTGAAAACAATTGTATACTAAACAGTTGCTATGCTCTGAGAGGCTCTAAGAAGCTCACTGAGAGCAGAAAGGCCTTTTGCTATACTTAGGTCATAAAATGCCGCTTCCCTAATATTGCTATAATATCTCTATAATATTAAAAGCATTTGACCTGATATTAAAAATACTGTTTAAATATATATATAACGAATCAAAGAAAGGTTAAAAAATGGACAAAAAGACAACACAAGTAATGCACGAAATAACTTCTAGAGTTACTTCAGACATGGCTACAGCGGGCATCAATTGGGTAAAACCTTGGGTAAATGTATTGCAGCACAATCAACCAATGAGTGCTAGAAAGCATCAATATAGCGGTATTAACAGAATTAATTTATCAATGCTTATGGCTGCTAGAGGTTATACTTCACCTGTTTTTGCAACCTATAATCAATGGCAAAGTTTAGGCTACGAATTAGAAGGTGCTAAAGGTAAAGGCATAAGAATTGTTTTCTGGTCACTTATTAAATATGAAGATAAGAAAACAGGTGAAGAAAAACTTTATCCTAAATGGAAATCTTGGCCTGTTTTTAACTCTCAATATGTTAAAGGTTGGAAAGGTGATTTTTTACCTGAAGAAAAGAAGCTAAATCAGGATTGGTCAGACGTTATTGACGCAGAAAACCTTGCTCAATTATCAGGTGCTAAATTTGTAAATGAAGACGCAAATAGCGCCTATTACAGACCTTCAAACGACACTATTAATATGCCAAGCAAAGAGCAGTTTAAAAATGCTTCGGGCTACTACGGCACACTGTTTCACGAGTTAGGACATTGGACGGGCAGCAAAGAAAGATTAGACCGCAAATTTGGTACTCGCTTTGGCTCTGATGGTTATGCTTTTGAAGAATTGATAGCAGAATTAACAAGCGCCATTTTATCAGGTCTGACTAAAATTGACGCTGAACCACGCGCAGATCATGCTAAATATTTAAACAGTTGGATTGAGTGTCTAAAGAGTAAACCTGATGCTATACAAAAAGCTGCAAGCGCTGCTGACAAAGCTGCAACATTCATTTTAGAAGCTGCTGAACAAAACACAGAGCAAAGAAACCTACCCATAACAGTAACAAAAGTAGCGTCTTAACAGGCGCTACACTAATTAAGAAAGGCTAAGATAATGAATAGAACGTATTACGTTTATAAAGGTTATGATCGGGTAAAACCTTTAGCTATTATTGCGCCAAATGTAGCGAGTAATAGGTATGTTCAGGAGGTAAAACACTTGAACGCAAAACATGGTCACATAACAATTCGCAACTGTTTAGGCGGATTAGTAAGTGAGATAACAGAAGACGGAATAATAAATAGTTTTATTAAACTGCATGATGAAGTTGATGAAGCGCAATAATATTATCAGACTAGCTCTTAATTGAGCTAGTTTATAATATTATTGTAATATCAGATAATATTGATAAAGTAAAAATACGAATCAATGAAAGGCTAAAAAAATGAAACTTAAAAATATAAAATCAAACGTAACAGAATTAACTTTTAAAAATCATTATGACGATTGCGATGTAACTCTGTTATTCTCTTATGACACACCAGTTGCAGGATATGACGTTAAAGGTGCGTTTAAAACGACTACAAAATTTAGTCAAACAACAACAAAGCATATTAATCAATATTTTGGCAATGTAGAGCCACGCCTAGTTGTTCAAGAATATATTAATTCAATAAGAGATGGTGAGGCTTAGACAATGACTACACGCGAAATAATTTGGTACACGCTTACAAGCTCACTTTTATTAACTGGCATTTTTGCAGCGCTGTTTATGGGCTTTGCAATAGCTGATTTAATAAACGAAATAATTTTAATTAAGAAAGGCTAAGACAATGACTAGTGAAGAATATTTAAGACGGCAATTTTATAGGCTTAAAAATACTAAATACGGTTTCAGTGTCATAATATATGACGGTGAAGGGAACCATACAAACCAAATGGAATTAACGCCAAATCGAGCAGTTGAAATATTAACAATATTAAACGAAAGGCGAACAGATGAAGCTTGAAGAAAGCTATTCAATAGATCAGCGAATAGAAAACGCGCAAAAAGAAATGAGAGATATTTTTACCTTGTTAGAAAAAACTTTGTTAAGGGTTCGAATAGTACAAGGTGAATTAGAAAATTTAAAAGAATTTAACAAATATAAGAAAGGCTAAGACAATGTTTATTACTTTAAGTTATTTTGACGTAATGGAAGCAATCCAAAAACATTTGGAAAGCAAAAATATAGAATGGAAACACAACGAATATGAAGACGTTTGGATTGAATATCAAAAACCAATTTGGGAAAATAAGAAACACAAAAACGGTAAAGTTGTGATGAATGAACACGGCTACCCAAAAAGAGAAATTGTTAAATGGGAAAAGTTAAACGAAAATTTTAGCGACTGTGACGAAATGCGAATATGGTATTCAGAAGAAGAATAATAACAACCTTTCTTGATTTAACTTAGACCCTGTTTTGCAGGGTCTTTTTTTTGTGCGCCCTTGCCATATAACCACCGAATAGAGTTGCTTAATTCTGCTATCAGGTGGGTAGCCTCATCAAAAGGTATTACCCCCACCAGAGCGCCCTTAGAATAGATCCTAAGGCCATCTGAATGTACAGCCCACCTTATTGGCTCTTTCTTATTTCCATCAACCGCCATTTTATAGCCTTTACTTGTTCATTGCTCCATTCAGGCAGATTGACGCCCAGAACACGCCTGCGATTAGCGAAACCGTAAAGCTCATCTTCAGTATTAATACTTGCAAGTTTTTGTTCAAAGTTCTGCAAAGGTTTAATCTTACTTGTTCCATGCTCGAACGTCTTTGCAAGGCCTTTACTTAACTTGTCTTTTATATAGTTAGAATAATCCACATTAATCTCCGCTACATCAAAATAATAATAATAATAATATACTAAAGTAATTATTATTATTATTAGTATTGTTAATGTTTTGTACTATTTATATAATAATTAACTAATAAATATAATAATTTACCATCTAAGTTATTGTTAATAATACAAAACATTTTATTAGTCCTCATCGAAAGGATTTTTAATTATGCCGTCCTTATCTAAGAACCATATTTGCCCCTCATTTGCAGCAATATGTCCTGCGCTCATCAAAGCTGTTACAGCCTGTTTATAGGTTTGTGCAGGGTTAGAAGCGCCTACAAGTTTACCTTTGAAGTGATCCTTTATTATTTCCTCATCTATGCACCAGAATGATTTACCTTTGGGCCATCCTGCACCGCTTGGATTAGCTTTACCTATACCTTCACCTCGAAGCTGATAGAAAACTTGTTTAAATAATAATTGATTTTTGCCAGATATTTTTGGTTTATTGTTTTCTTTTATTTCTTCCTCAGTTGGTATTCTAATGGTGCAAGTTGTTATTTCATCACCGTCTTCATCTTCACCTAAAGTTTCTTTAGTAAGTACAAAGTCTATAGTTTTACCAAGCTCCATATCTCGCTGCTTAGTTGTTACTGCTGTTCTAATACTTGAGCTACTATCTAAAGTTATTTCTATTAATGTTTCTGCTGCGGCTACAGCAGAATAAGATCCTCTCAAACCTTTGCTCAAGTCTTTACCAGTATGTCCTACAAGCATAATATGCACGCCTGTCTCCTCTCTAATTTTATCTAAGTTAGCTAAAAATTTAGAAAACTCTGAATTTGAATTTTCCTCTAGTTGTCCTTGTGTAGCTCTTGCGATTGTATCCACACATAAAACCTTAACATCTCCGTGTTTTTTGCTGATTTCTTTAATAAGTAATTTTACCTTTGCTATGTCTCCTTCATCATTAAATAGATTTATTGGTAAAGCTCTGACCGCAAGTTTAACATCTTTAAACTCAGGATATTTATTTCTAAGCGCGACTAAGCGTGTGTTGAACGCTGTACCGCCCTCAGTTTGTAGGTAAAGCACTGAGCCACCTTTAACTTTACAGCCCATCCAATCCTGATTTGCAGCTATATGATATGTCATATCCAAGCAGAAAAAACTTTTACCTACGTTTGACGCGCCAAACACAATACTAGTTGTGTCTTGAGATAGCCAACCTTTAATTATGTAGTTTGATTTAGTTTGTACAACTGCGTCTTCAGGCATAACTATCTCATCTAAAACGCTAGACGGTTTTAATGCCTTTCTTGTAAAGCTTGCGCCCCTAGCAATATAAACATCGTTCCAATCTAAACTTTCAGTATCAGGCAAGACATATTGAATACCGTGTTGCTCTAGAGCTTTCTCGCATACCTTGCGCCCTGCCTCATCATTATCGCCTGCTATAATAAGTTCTACTTCAGGTCTAACTTCCTTAAACGCTTCGATTACATCTATTATGTTTGCAGCATTTAGACAGTGTATTGCAGGCTGACCAGTTGATTCTGTTACGGCTGCTGCTGTTGCAAAGCCCTCACAGAGCCAAGCAAAGTCTTTTATCTTGCCGTTGAGTACAGAAAAGCATCCTTTAAACTTTAACCCATAGTTAAACTTTTTGCTTCCATGCGCGTCAATAAACTGTGATCCCTGCCTTTTACCTTTTTTATCTATAATCGGCACTACAAGGTCTGTCTCATCTACTTCAGCGTTATGTAATTTAATTCTCTTGCGCGTGAGGTACGGATGTATCTCTTCAACTTGGTGTAAATTAACTACATCTTTTTGTGGTGAGTATTCTGGTAACAACTGCAAGTCTTCCCTGAGTATTTTAAATATCTGTGCAAAGTCATTACATTTTCTGCAATTTACACGGATTTCACCATTGTAGTTATTTATTCGAAACCGATCAACTCCCCCACAGTTTGGGCAACCACCGCAATACTCTTGCTCGTTTACTTTTTTTAGCTCTAATCTGTTAATTATTCCTGACGCATATTCACTCCAATATAGTGTGGATGTGTTGCGTTTACTCCCTATATCTTGTAACATCTTCCCAAATACTCCGTTGAGGTTTATTTTAACTGCTTTTGTCTGGCATTTATTAGCCTTTCTGCCAGACTGACTTTATAGCCCCCTCTTGCGAGGGGGCTTCTTTTTTAGAATGGTATTTCGTCCTCAAATTCTTTTTTTGATTCGGTTTGATTTTCTGGTTCAACTTCCATATCACCAAATATAACCTTCTCTTGGACTACTGGCTCTGCTTCCTCTTTTTCTTTGTAAGTAAAGCCACCATTAGCATTAGCTTCAAAATCAACTGGTGGCTCTTCTTTATCTGCAAGTTCGTTCACCATAACATCAGTTAAACGCAAAGTTATGCCTTGCTGCGCTCCTGACTTATAAGCTTTTATAACAACTCTAGCATTTATATCGCTGCCAGAAGTTAACTCAAAGTTTGTCGGTAGTTTGTTAAGTTTTGAATCTAATTGCCTGACGCTAGTTTTTTCATCATAGCAATTTAGCTTCATTTTAACGTAGCCTTTTCCTTTATCATCTTCATCTAAGGGATTACGCATATCATTTGGCTTTTTAATAGGCTTGCCTGCTTTCTCTTGTTCAGCAACAAACTCGCTCCAAACTTTCTTCACAGCTTTGTCAGCTTCCTGCCATTGCTCATTAGTTAAGAAAGCATCACAGTAAAACGCTGCGTTTGGCGTTTCGTGTGTTGTGCCGACATAAGAGTTCGCATCATCAGACCAGACATAAGGTTGGTTTAGTTTTGGGTAACGTGCTGTTACCTTCATAAATTTATAAATCATATTATTAGCCTTTCACTAATTAAAATGGATTTTCTTCAGTAACTTCCTGAAGATATTGAGGTAGGTGGATAGTGTTTTCCATATCCCACCCAGTTGTAAAGCGACCTGACACTTGACTGTCTAATAGGTCACTCATTGCTTTTAACATACGCTTGTGTGCGTGTGCTAAATACAATTCCGATAAAACGTGTGCCTGACAAATACCTGTCTCTTTGCAGACTGCAAAAAAGATAAACTTCTCAACAGGTATTTTAGCTGCTGCACAAGTATGCAAGTAAAACGCTGCTTGAACATCATAAGACCACGATTTTACATCTTTAAAAAAGTTGAACGGATGTATGTTATTAGTGGTTTTTATGTCAAATATTATACCACCCTTACCTTTATCGTCTGGCTTTATAAGACCATCAGGCCGACAGCGTATGCTTAAAGAAGTTTCTGGACACTCTGTAAATATAGATGCCTCTGCAACAAAGCGTTTTTCTTTTAAAAGCTTAACTAAATATGCGTTTGTCTCCATTGCTTTAGTAGCAATACGCATAGCTTCATCAAATGTAGCTTCTGCTAAAAGTGTTTTACCTTTTTTAGCAAGCTCATCTTTTTGTGCTTTAAAATCTTTAGTTCTACCTGAACCTTCACCACGCACAAATTCACCTTTGTCTGGCTCCAATATAAATGCGTGTACTGCGCTGCCTAATAGCATAGCAGGAGTTGGGTCTTTTCTAGGTAGCTCTTGTTTTATTATCCAGTGTAGCGGTGAGTTCTTAACCACTTCTTTAATATCTGATGAACTAAAGTGAGGATGTAGTTCTGTATTATGGTAATCCTCATTACTCATTTCATAATCAATGTGTGTCATTTTTAGCCTTTCTTATGCTTTATTGCTCTCATTATTAATTGGTTTCTGCCGCTTCTACCTTTAGCTTTATCTCCGTTTCTGTAAATAAAACCTTTTCTTTCTAAAGCTGCATATCTGGCTGTAATTGATGAATATGGATACCTCTCAAATTGATCTAAAAGCATATCAGATATACATCCTGCCTCACCATAATTAATGATTGCGTCATGCACCATCTGTTCTAATTTGGTAGTATCTACTGCATATGCAGCTTCCGCACTAGTTTCTGCATCTCCTCTTTTATAAAGAAAATGCGGTTCAGTTCCGTAAGTCATTCCAGTTCTCCCTAGCTATGTAACAGAAAGCTTCCCAATCCATTCTTACCTTCTCTTCATGCAGCGCATCATCTTTCATTAAGTGTTCTAATCGCATAACTACTGTAACAGGTTGTCTATCAAACTTATAAACTAAAACAGGTTCTTTCTTCATGTTCTCTGCGGCTCTTTCTACCTGTTGCCACCAAGCGTCTGAATAAGTGTTTCCTGATTTATACCTCTTACACTCTATAAGGTATGGAAAACTATCATCCTCTATTAATATGTCTCCTCTATCTGCCGTCCTGTACTGCTCTATATCCCTTTTAACGAAACCCTTGATGTTTAAATCAAGTTGTAAGTCTCTACAAATGTCTCTCTCAAAAGTTGCCCCCTTTTGACGACTGTTAACCATCTGTTTCTATTAGCTCCTCATCATTATCCTCAATATTAATATTAAGGTTTTTGATTTGTTCAGATAGATAATCCTGCATAGCCATATCAGCTAATGCGCCTTTAGGTATGCGTGTATAGCTGCTAATACTGTCTAGCATCATAGTAGTTTTACTACTTAGCCGTAAGCATTGTTGCTTTACCTCTTGTCTATTTTTCATTTTCGCCTCTCGAAATTATGTTTGACAGTTAAGCATTTATTCGATATCAAACGATATGTCAACAGAGAATGATAATATGAAAAACATTTGTAATGCCTGTAAAGATACAGGTTATATTGAGGTAGAGGTAGTGCATCCAATTTTCTTTTTGCCAGATGTTGGATATGTCACTAAGCAAAAACAAATTTGTGAGGAGTGTAACAATGGAATTGAAGCCAGAAGACAGGAATCTAAGAGACAGTTTAAAGAGGGAAATACAAAGAATAGAACCAATGGCGCTATCAATTAATGCAGATCCAAAGATTAAACAGCAATATAGAGATGCTATAAGTGCTATGGAAACTCTTGTTAATAAGTTGCAAGCAGAGGGCGTAGATATATGAGTACGCACACATTAAAGGCTAACAGGCGACATCCAGATGCAGATAGGCAGTGCATACAGGTGGGCCACATAACTTTTGAATATAGCAAAAAATATAAAACTTTTTGTTTAAAAGCTTGTGAAGCTGTAAATGCAAAAGATCGTAGACCCTTATTTACAGGTTTTATTGAGAAAGGGATGCACAAAGAATTACTACGTTTAGCATCTGTTTTTAGACAAATAGAGGAAGAAAATAATGACTGAAGAAGAAATTGGTAAAGCCATGAAAAAAATGGCAAAGCTGGAAAGAGAAAAGCAGCGCAAAATGTTGCACGGTACATCTAAAAGCATAACCGCAGAAAACAAGTTTAGGCTTTTAAAGAATAACGGTAAGAGAAATGGTGAGGAAACCATTAACAAAACCGATACGAGCAGGAAAAATATAAAGCTAAAGGCTTCCTCTAGTATTAGAATACCATAACAGGCAGAGCAGGCAATGGAATATTACACATTATTAACAATAGTTTATCCATTGATGGAGCATGATTGGCAGTTTAGTATATGGTTTCCAAGTGAAGATGAATGCTGGAGCGTATTAATGAGTAGAGTCTCTCTTTATGATAAAATAAACGCTACAGAAGGTTACTGCCAGATTAGTGATGTTGTGTCTAAATTAATTAAACCAGTGGCTAGGCCGTGGTAAGCCACTCGTAAATCTTTTTAGTTTGCTCTATACGATCTTTTAGGCCATGCGTGCCACCATTTACACGCTTAGTCACAGCCTTGATTGTATCATCATCAACACCCTTGTCACATATAGTGAATAGGTTGTTAGACCTAAAGAACCACAGAGCCGACTCAAAGGCATACTCAGTTTCAACAAAGCTTGGATGCTTCATTACATCAGGTAGGCGCATATCGCTGCTAAATGATCTGTAGTTAGAACGCCCTGTGAGTTGAATGAAACCTTTGCCAGAAAATTTCCAGCCATCGCCTGACGCTTCATCACCATTACCCATGCGATCACTATAAACATTGTTAGCTAATGCTTCTGGGTTTTTTGTATAAGGCATTGCAGCCTCTACAGATTTAAATCTACTAGGCCAAACCGCCATTAGTCTCTCTGGTGTACTGTAATACAAACCTTCTTTGGTTCGTTTAAAGCCACCGCTCTCATGGTGGGCCTGACCTAACAGGTGCGCTCCATGTTTATCTGATAATTCATAATGCTTTGCTATAGCTCTAGCAGTATTAGGCCCAAATGAACCATCGTCTTTTACGCCACACTTAGCTTGTAATATTTTTAATGCATCACTCATTTTTTGCCTCCGAAAAATTTAGTTGCTGCTCTTACACCAAAAGATGCACTTACAATTACGCCAAGCGTATATTGATAGTAGCTCGGCATATTTTCCAAAGCAGAAAAACCTTCCGACACAATGCCTCTTCCCCAATCTCCACAGAATGCAAGGATTAATGGAATTGAAAATAAAATTGTTAGCCATTCGTCTTTCCACGAGTTAGCAGAAGCATTTGCCATGATCCGATCCCATTCGGCTTCGCTCGTAGCAGCAGACACCATGATCTGCGCTTCCGCTTCTGCCTTGGCAACCTTCACTTTGTTAAGCGCTGCCTTTTCCTCAACCTTACCGTTGAGCCAAGTACCAGCAAGATTTGCTATTGGTGAAAGAAATTGCATCATTGTCCTTTACCCATATTTGTAAATCCGTAGTAAGCTCCAACAATCGCAGCGATAGAAACGTAATAAATGTTACTCATGCTTGCTAACATTACAGAAGCCTGCGGTAGCTGCGCCCATTCTGTGAAAATCACGCCAAACGGAAACACCAGCATACCAGTGAGACTAAACCAAGCCATTCTTCGCTGTGCATCGCGCTTGGCATCTTGATCTATCATAATTCTACGACGGTCTTCGAGCATAATGGCTCTCTCGTCAGGGTCAATCTTGCCGTTATCGTTTAGATCGTATTTTGCTTTGGGCATCTGCATACTCCTGTATTATTCTTCTTTCATATCCCAATATAATTAACTTACCATAATTATCATAAGCTGCAAACTTCTTGCCACGTTCTACTATTGTTGGCTGTTTACTTCTAGGCAAGTCACCTTCATTGAGTTGTGCGTTACTAGTATCTGTGCTTTTTCTGCTTGCTCTAGGCATTGCTCTTTATCCGAAAATGTTCCGATTTGATAATACTGTAAACGATCTGTGCTAATAAAATGTAAGAAAACTAAAACATAAATCATTTAAAATAATCCCAGAAATCTATCCAACGCATATGATGTAGATAAGCAGTCGCCCCGATAGCAGACGCTGTGAGTAAGAAAAATATTCCTGCTAGGGTAACAGCTAACTCTTGACGTTCTATAGCGTCACGCCTTGCTTGCGCCTCTGCTTCACGCTTTTCTAATAAAACTTCCTTACGTATCTTTAAAAGCTCTAACCATTTTGATCTTCCGTAGGTTTGGGTGATCCATTCTTGGAGTTCGCTTTCAGCCTCTGCTGCTGCTCTAACCTTCGCCCAACGATCCAACGCAGTAGCATTGGTGCTTTTGCTTGATATACCTTTTTTTTGTAGTTGTTTCTTAGCTTGGTCAGTCGCGTCAAAGAATTGCCCTATCTGTTTACTAAGACCAGCTATGGATTTTCCAGCGGCTAAACCTGTTTTAATTCCTGCAAGGATTGTAAGCACTTCCATACTTACATCCCATCATTGCGGCTAAACTCTACTGTCTTTTCTAAGATTGCCACTCTTGATTGCAGCTTAATAATTTCCATCATATGAGCAGCCATGCCACCCATATCTTCATTGATCATATCAATATCAGCCCAAATGTCATTGTCACTATCTTCCATATCATCATAGAACTCAGACAATATATCTGTAAGCTCTTCAATATTATCTGCATTTTGCTCTACATCTCTAATCAAATTGGTGCGATCAGTGGCAGAATTTTCAATAGTCAATTTTTCAACTTGAGATGTTAATCCGTCAATAATTGATGCTTGAGAACTTGCATACCAAATACCACCGCCCAAGCTAGACACAATTGCCACTACTGCACTTGCAGCAACAGCGATATTTACCTTGGGTAAGTCCACATCATTATCCCATGACGCTCATACGAATAAGTAATAATAAACTAGCTCCAGTAATACCAATCATAATTGCTTCCATACGCTTCATACGATTGTACAAATCTTTAAACTGTATTTTCATTTCAGTTTGTATCTCAATCATTTGTTTTTCCAATGCATCTATGCGTGAGTGCGCTGATTGTACTGTGCGCTTGTCCATTAATATGTACCCTTCCAAACTCTAAATTTGGAAAACTCGCCAGACATCATCTTGCGCTTGACGACTTCTTTTGCCGCCTCTGTATCAGACCATGATACGCCTGCTTCCTTTAACCATGCTCCAAGCACAGCACCGTCTAAAAAGCCTGCAAGACGATTTTCGCCAGACATACCTATGCCAGCGTCTTTTGCCATCTGCACATCTTTGAGTGCTTGACTTACGTCATGCCGCTGCTTGATAACCATGTTATCATGCTCAAAGCTAATATTTTCTACAATCTTTGCCATGCTCTATTTACTTTTAATTCGCTTGGTTGGTGCAGGCGCAGGCTTAACGTCTTCAAGCACTTTCAGTGCATCTGGGCGTACTCGCATTAGCGTTTCAACTTCTGCGGTTGGCAACTCTGCTGTGTCTTCTTTGACCAACTTGCCAATAGATGTGTGTACCTTATGGCCCACAACTAAAACTTTCTTCATGTCATTTCTCCGATTGAGCAGAGGAGGCGTTAATTCGCCCCCTCTTTTATTATATTAAGAAGTTGTGTTGTCGTAAATCGCGCCGTTGGCTTTTTCGTTCTTTGAGCAAAGAGCCAATTCGGTTGTGACCTGACGAGTAGTGTTGTCGCCATTTTTTGCCAACGCAACATTCTTAGTTCCACGCAAGATTGCGGTTTCCCACATATCATCCTGAAGGATAAATATATCGCGTGAACGGTTCTCTCTAGATGGGTGGAACTGCACTGTACCCCAAGGCGTCACATATACTGCGAGTGACTTAACAACAGTTTCGTCGCCAGCTTGTACGCCTGAACGCTGGTTATTGTTACCAGTGAAGCCCAAAGCAACATTCATCTGAAAGGCTGACAGATAACAAGTATCTGGCTTTCCGCCCTCTTCCCAGATTGACTGCATAACGTCGTCAAACTTGGCCTGCGTAAATGCAGTTGGTGCGCCGCTGTCTGTGCGAGCATTCGAGCCGTCGCCTGTTGGATTTGCACCAGAACTAGCTGAAACAAAATTTACATTTGTAATCAGCCATGATGGTACGCCACCAGTCTTTCGAGCAGCAGTTGAAGAGCCAGCTACGTTTCCTTGGTTCGCAAATAAAGCCTTTTCGATGTCCAATTTTTGCTCTTTAGCAATGAGCAAAGTTTGGTATGCAAGCTCTCTAGCACGGCCTGCATTATCGACTGCTTCATCCGTATCGGACACGATCACAGCATTTTTGAAAATCTGTGTGCGTGCGCCAAGACGTACAGTTGGAGTAACTGCATTAGCTGATGTTGCATCTCCTTCGATGTGAGCATTTACGGCTGAAGCGCGTAATGCTTGAGTTTGCCACTCTACCAGAGTGTTTTTTGCTTTGGTTTTACTCGCCTTAGAATAAAATGGAGTTTCAGATGGATCAACGTTGTAGATCATATCTGATAAATCTTCCCTGATACCAATGGCATCATAGGTGTCAAATGTATTTGTTGGTTGTGCCATATCTATTTCCTTTTCAACGGCTTACAAGGATTATCCTTGTGGGTTCATCATTAAGTCGATTGCATCTTCAATACGACCACTCTTTTGCAACTTTTGTTGCTGCTTTCGGCGAGAAGAATTAACAGGATCGGCAACTTTCTTTGCACCAGCCTTGACAACAGGTTTTGCATTTTTGCCTTTGGCTTCTGCTTTTTTGCGATTTGCAACTATACGTCTAAACTTCATAGCATCATTAGCCATTTGTATATAACGTGCATCGGCTGTGGCTGCGATTTCTTCATCGCTAAACCCATACTCTTTAGCGCTACCCATTAATGACTGCCAGTGAGTTTTACTCTTTGCTGGATCAGCCAATTCAGGGATTTTGCCTCTGATTATTTCAGCTTGTTCTGTAACAAAAGATTGGTGCTGTTGATCAGCTTGCTGCTTTTGTTGATGTTGTATTTGTTGCATTTGCATATGTTGCTGCTGGTAACTCTGCATATCAGCATCGTACTTTGCCCTTTGCTCCATATAAGAAATGGGGTCACTCTCTGCCAAAGTATGGTCTGGCAATTGAGGTTGTGACATAAAGCCTTGTTGAGATTGGCTATACATTTGCGCGATCTGTTGTTCTCTCTGTGCTAAACCGACCTCTTGATCTTCCAGTCTCTTGCGTATCTGGGCGATCTCCTGAAACCGATTGCTTATTGCACCTTGGCCTGCCGCAGATTGCTTAAGCTGATCCATTGTCCAATGCTCTTCTTTGCCGTCAATTTTTACGGGGATGAGATTGTTTTCCTCAGTAGCCTCTACTTCGTCCTCGGTTTGTATTTCCGCATCTTCGTAATCTTCCTCAGATGCTTCTAGTTCATCAAGCTCTTCAGTCCCTTCAAATGCTTCCACCTCAACCTCTTCGGCCTCTGGCTCCACAACTGCCTGTTCTGCTTCTACTTGATTAGTTTCGCCTGTTTCTTCTTGCGCTGGCGCTATGATTTGATCTACTGCGCTTTGTAAGTCAGTCGCTTCCACGGTACTGCCCCTATTGTTTGCGATCTAAAAGTGTCTCTGCCATTATAGCGGCGTCAAGTTCCACTTCGATCTTGGTTAATGCACGCAATACTGCGTGCGCCTCTTCGCGTACCTCAATGTCTTGAGCTGCGCTAGTCGTAAAAAGCCTAATTTGCTCATTACGAACATTCTCAACAAACTGCTTAAATGCAGTATCATTTTTTAACCTTTTGGCATCTTCTGCCTGTATTCTTATATCTACTGTCATAAACCTGCTGCTCTGGCAGTCATGTCATTTATCTGACGTTCTTTTTCCTGCTCTGCCTTAATTCTAGCTATGTCTACTGATGAACCATATTGACCTAACGTTTTAGCGGCATCAACATATAAATTTTGCGCCATCTGATCTCTTTTTAGATCATCCTGCATAGTCATATCTTCGCGCTTTCTAGCATCATCCATTTGCGCTCTTTGTAAATCAACTTGCGCTCTGGTTTGTGCTTTCATTTGTTCAGCTTGCGCCATCACAGCCGCAGGGTCTTGTGGTTGATTTTGCCCTGCTAATGCCGCTTGCTGTTGCTGTTGCATCTGCAATAGTTGCATTTCAATCTCTGGCGTAATTGGTGCAAAGTAACGATCTGCATTTCTAATTCCGCTAGAGGCTAACATATCTGTAAGGGTATTACGGATGTTTGTTAGTGATACCAAGCCATTCATAGGGCCATATGTCTGATATACCATAGTTTGTTGCTGCAATGCCATAGCAAGAGCGTTTGTTTTTTCTTCCTCTCTACCAGTGCCAAGCCCTACATTAATAGTAACGTCCATATCTATGTCAAAAGCTTTTGGATCAACAGGCTGGAAACGCCCATTCATACGCATCATTGCGCCATCTTCCATATTCTTTTGCAGCAATCTTAACATCAAGCCAAATAAATCTCTTGCTCCGTCTGCCAGATTACGAACCATCACCTCTACTTGCCCTGCTGCGGCCTGCACAGTGGCCTGTACAGCAGCCTTAGTTGTAGACTGCATAGCATCAGGGTCTAGCCCCATAGAAGCTCTGGTAACGCCTGTCTTACCCTCTACAAGCTGATCTAAGTATGTAAGTGCGCCTAACGTCTGTCCTGCGGTAAACGGCACAGCTAAATCCTGCACTGCTCCTGCTTGACGCATACGAACGATTGCACCTATTTCGTTGTTTAGAACATCGTCTATGTTAACTGCACCATCGACTATGCCAATTCTGGGGTTATTAGTCATGGCTACGTTATCTAATATACCTCTTAAAATAGAGGTTGCTGCGTCCTGATCATCTAAAATTAGATCAGCAATACTTCTGCCATAGAATGTGTGCGGTTCTGGATCTACTTCAAATTTTGCAAAAGGTAACTCGTCTGCTAAATCATAATCTAGCAGCTTGTACTTAGTTCCACCGCATAGAAATCTATGCAACACAGCAACCCCTGTTCCATCAACGTCCACCCTCATATAAGCTTCTGTTACAGTAACAGAACGCATGGATGGATCAGAGCTTGTTTCGCTAAAATCATCTGAATAACCCTGTCTCTCAATACGCTCTGCTTCAGTAATTTCTGTACCTGAATCAAAGCTGTCTAGGTCAAGCACCATGTCTGCCTCAAAGCCCATTGATATTAAATCACTAGCACGCATCTCTGTGCGGTGAACAACAACATGAGCATCCTCTAGAGTTCTGCAATTTCGATCTACAAAGAACTCTTCTGGCGGCACACTTTCTATCTTTAAACAGCCAGCGTATGCTTTTCTTGAAACTTTAGCAGAATGAACAGGCGTTTTTATCTCAGCGCCTTGTTCATCCATACTCATCTCCTGCTCGACAGTATGTTCAAGAACCGTTACTTCATCATCCTGCACTAAAAAGGTATACTCATCATCAGATAAATTTGTGTAAGTGTAAATTTCTGCTTCTGGCATTTCTTCCCAGTATGCTTTTACTATACCTTGTTTCTTGATTAGCGCATCGTGAAACGCATCATTCAACACCCTATAACCATTGCTGCGCTGAAACTCATAATGAACATAATCAGTTGCCTGCTCTGCCATGTTCACATCTTCTGGGCCATGCGGCATAAATTCTACTGGTCTTGCAGTGCTTAGAAACACACGCATCAATGACGGTTTAATCGCACGCACAGTATCCCGAACCTTAGTGGCGACTACTTTGCTGCGCCCATCCTCAAAGCCTATATCAACTTCGCCATCGTAGTAGCGTTGAGCAGTTATTCTATCCTCAGATATTTCGCTTTCAACAAAGTCTACTGCGTCATCAATAGCGGCCTGAACAATGCTTTCTATCTCTAATTCTGTTTTAGCTTTAAGTTCCATCTATTGCCCCTCTTGATATGTTCCAGCTTGACCACCGACAAAGAAAGGTGAAACCTTATCTCTCATCGGCATTCCACCTGTAGCCAAATACTGCCTTATATCATCCATAGCTAATGCCCTAGCCCTATCTGCGCCTGTCTTTCCAACAATGCCGCCAAGTGAAGCACTCATAAATACAGGATCAGTTGTTATAGCAGCAAGATTTAAAAAGGTCATAAGACCGTTTCCGCTTGGGCTAAGTTTACCTACTAATCTTAGTATATCTGTACCCACATCACCATTGGCTGCTTTTCTAAGCACTTCTATTTCTTTTTCACCAAAAAATTTAGCATCTTTTCCATTAATAATTCTTAACGCAGCTTGCCTATATTGGTTGTCTGTATTTCCACCCGATCCTGCTGCTTTGGTTTTATCAACAGCTTTAGTCATTTCTCGATCAAATATTTCTACTTTTTTAAATGTTTTAAAAGCTTCTCTTGCAGCAGAAACCAATTCACCACCATCAAAGTTTTCTACAATTTTATCAAACTCATCTACTATTGATCCTATTCTTGGATCAAAGTTTGCCCTAGCGTGAGAAGCAATAAGATTTTTTCTTATTTCTTCCATGCCTGCAAGAGTGCCATTAAACTCTGGGGTTCCGTCTTTTTTTAGTTTGGTTATGTTGTTTATAACATCTAAAGAATATTCTAATTCTCTTTGATTTTTAGTTTTACTTCCTGAAACAAAAGAGGGAGTTTCTCTTATCCTGTTAACTATAAGAAACATATTGTCGATTGCTTCTTGAGGTATCTTTATCCCTGACTTATCGACTATCTCATAAGCTTTATTTTTTAACTGTTTAAGACTTTTTAAAGTAGGAGCTTCTTGGTTTTTACCAACTAAATAATTATAAGTTTTATTACCACCACTTCTAACAACATTAAAAACAGGAACACTGGCAGCAGTAAATAAACCGCCTACAGTACCACCCTTCACTGCTCTATTATATCTATCTGCAAAATTTTCTTCACCAGAACCAAACCCATATGCAGCGCCATAAGCAGAGCCGTACATACCGCCCTTACCCATAGCTCCAAGAGTAGTTTTTGCTTTACCAAAAGGCATAGCTAAACCGCCAGCTATTTCGCCAGCAGCCGTAGTAACAGGATTTTGCTCCCTAGCCACTTCCATATTTGCTCTAGCAAGCTCTGTTCCAAACTTCTGCCTTTCTGTTTCAGTTCCGCTAGAACCAAATTGACCAGAAAGTTTTCCTATAAGTTCGTCCTGACCTGATAAAGAGGCCATATTACCAGCGCCAGTAAAGAAACTTCTTAAATTGCCCATAAGGTTGTTTTGATCACCTATTTCTTCTTTTAACCTATCCCTAGACGTAACACCCAAAACAGTTTCGCCTGTTGTCGGGTCTTTATATTGCTTAGTAGGGTCAGTAAAAAAACCTTCAGCAAAACCTTGCTCGTTAAGTTTTATGTCTTGATTAACAAAATCCTGAACAATTTGATCTGCCCTTTCGTTTTGAGCCATCATCTGACGAAAAGCGTTTTGAGCGCCTTCTATACTTTTACCCTCTACTTCGTAAACTTTACCGTCTGGAGCAGTTATTTCAAAAACAGGCATCAGCTACTCCTTTACTTTAATGGTGTAACTACCATCGCCACCGTTAAAAATAATATTATCTTTAGTAAATCCAGCCTCCACATCTTGATGAAGCTTAATTAATCTCTGCGCCTCTTCTACTGATGATGCTTCTTTTACTGCTCTAGCTATTGGGTCATTTAAGATTTTACTATAAATTTTAACTACTTGCTCCACGTTAAAAGCTAAATCTTTCGGCTCTAAATTTTGCTGCAATGCTCTCATAGAGTTATTTAATTGACCTAATTCTAAATTACTAACTTGCCCAAGTCCTGCACCAGAAGCAGATTGCTCCCTCATCAAACTTAATCTATCAAAACCAATATTTGCTACTATATTTTGAAGAAAGTTTGCAACACTTACACTTTCTGTAGATGAAGCTATTCCTAACTCACCAAAAGCTTTACCCCTAACACCAGCTTCAGGTGGGTCAAGTGTAAACAATCTTGCAAAACCTGATTTATTATATTTAGCATCTTTTTCAGAGGGCCTTTTCCCTGTTTTTGAATCAACTTCACCAACAAGAACATCTAAAATTCTATTGGCAGAAAATGTTATATTATCAACCTTCATGTCATCTGTCATTTTAGATGAAAAATTACGTTGTATTCTTTCTAACTCTTCTTTTTTGCGATCAAATTCTAGCTTAGAGCCTTCTGCTGGTTTAAATACTATTTGATTAGTAGCAGGATTTCTTTTTAAACCCTTGCTAGGATCACTAGGATCAGCGTACTCTGGAACCATTTCCTTTTTAGCCATTTGTTTTATTAATTCTGGTTCATCTGGCGGTACGTCCTGATTGCCATCACCAGTGCCGACAGTAACATCAACGTCAACACCGCCACCGCTAAACGGAACAAAGTCAATAGTATTATCTTTTTTCTTAATAATAAGACCGCCTATACCTTGATTCATATCAAAGTCTTTACCAAAAGCAGAGGTGACATACTGTTTATAAAGAGGATCACTAGGGTCTAAAATAGTACCTTCTTTAGAAAGCTCATCAGATGTTTTCATTACCGCACCAAGATAAGCTTGTTGCTCTGCCTTAGTACCGTCAACAGGATAATTTATACCAGCAGCGCCAGTAGCAAGTATCGCTTTTTTAGTTTGATCAGGAAATGTATTAAAAAGTTCTGCGTCCATATTATTTGGCATAGTTATCGGCATCTTATCATCGTAAACAAGATTTCTATATTCAGGTGATCCTTCAGGATAGCCTAATGTGTCTGCTAAAGTTATTCTCTGTTGCAAATCTGGCGACAATTGTTTTTCTGCTGGTAATTTAAAGACTATTTGATTGTACTTATCTGAGCCTTCAGGATGGCCTGCTGCTAAAGCCATATTATGAAGAACTTGCGTATTAGTAGGCTTAACAGGTTTAGCTGCATCTCTATCCATAGCAAGCTGGTTTTGAAAAGTAGCTAAATTTCTAGCTCTTTCTTCAGCCCTAGCCTCTTTTTCCATATCAAACATCATGCCATATGCTTGAGAGCCTTTTAGCTGACCTGTGCCAACCATGCCAGCAAGCCTGTCACCCATAGGCGTACCTAAACCTTTAAGATACTCAACAGTCTTATTTTTTGCTCTATTTGCTGTGCGTTGCTGCTGTATTGTCTGCAACGCTTGATTAAGGCCCTTATCAGGCTCAAACCTTAATGAGTTAAACGCGCTTGCTGCTGCGCCTGCAAAATCTCTAAAATCATAATCTTTAATCATGCTTTACCCCATAAATGACGGCATACCAGTTGCAAATGAAGCGCCTGCGGTTAAATAATCCATAATACCTAATTGTCTATCTTGCGTCTGTGTCTGAGGAACAGGCGCTGCACCTAATGCTGCAAGAGGTAACTGGAGCTTATTCATTGGAGCATTTGCATACTGACCATACTGACCTTTAGCAGCATTAATTAAAGATTGCATTGCCGCTTGCTGCATTTGCCCTTGTTGCATTTGCTGCTGATTAATGGCTTGACCCATGTTAAAGGCTTGAGAGCCTACACCCTGCAAACCTTGCGCTGATCTAAATGCGTTATTCATAGCATTATCAAAGCCTTGCTGACGTAATGCACCAACCTTATCTAAGGCCTGCTGCTGAAAGCCTTTCAGCGTCTCAGCTTCCATAATACCTTGCCTAGAACCACCATAAGCGCCTGCTCCTTGTGCCTGCGCCCCAACTTGGTTTAATCCCATCTGAGCCGCGCTGCCTACATCTCTTAATGTTTTATCAACAACATTTTGATTAAATGGGTTCATAAATTGGTTTACATTTGGATTAGCAAAGCCTTGTCCTGCCTGCATCGTTGCTTGAGCCGCACCCTGATAAGGGTTCATTGTCATTGCTGGATTTGCTGCTGCGCCCATGTTACTTACCCCTCGTCATAATGTCTCTTGCTACAGGTTTCACCCCTAGCGGTGATGATGGCTCAAAAGGCCTTGGAGTAAAGCTTTCTGCGCTACCCATTGGAGCAGCGTTACTGCCTGCTTCGCCAGTTTGAGGATTCATAAAAAATGTATCCATGTATTGACTTTGCGCTGGTCTAAACTGAGCTAAGTTTTCTACAGATTGCTCAAACATAGGAGCAGAAGAATACCCCATACCGCCACCAGCAAACTCTGTTGCTTCTGGCATATATTGCCCTGCGCCTGCATTCATACCAAAAGCTGATGCTGCATCTTGTGTATTTTGAAAAGATGCGTCTTGCATTGGAGTAAATGCTGCAACATCAGGGCCATAATAAGGTGTATACCCTATATTAGATATTTTATCAGCAAGACCTAAATTAGATTTAGCTGCATCTTCAATGTATGCTGGTATTTCTGTTCTTGTGGTCTTGCTGCCACCTTTACCGCCACTCATTTTATATCTCCTTTTGAAATGAAGCGTGCAATGGCTTCCAACCATGCGCCTTCAAAGGTTTCTTCCATCCAAAACGACCTGTAATCGTCAAAGCTTCACATCCATAGCTCTTTGCCCAATCTGTAACATCATTGTGCATATCTAACAACTGATCTAGCTCACCACCGCCTAAAAACACGTTCAACGCCTTTTTTCTAGGATATATCACAATTTCTGTAACAATGCACCCCCTTGGGCTAGGCCACAACTGCATACTCCCATCAAGTATACCTTTTGCCACATCCTCAAAGCTATGTGTACCACCACTATACTCCAAAGCCGCCTCTATCCAAGGGCGGCATCTTTCTAATTCATTTACTTGTGTATCTTTAGGCATCTAATATGTAGACAATGCTACCCTCTTCCAAATTGCTGCACTACCGTTATGTGTGCCAGTACAAATATAAATATAGTTAGTATCCCAAGCTATCATTCCTGCCGCATCGCCTGCCGCACCAACACTAGAGCTAGGCGTGGTTTGCTTCATTGCAATCTGCTTAAAAACGTTTTGCGCTGACACAACAGGATAATTCTTATCTTCATCCCATAAAAAAATGCCATTTTCGCTTGGGTTATCGTCACTAGTTTTAAAGTATAACTTACCTAAGTTTCTGCTTAAAAACAGATTAAGCTGTCTGCCCCACTGTCGTAAATCTTCACCAAGAATAGGCGGTGTAACTGGCATTACCGTCTGCCCCCTGCTTTTACATCTAAGCGCATTGTACCCACACGCCAATCCACATTTTGATCACCTTCAACTCTCATGCGGATTTGCCTACCAGAAAACCGTACTGACGTAGGGTTGCTTGGGTTATATGCACCATATTCACGCTCTACATCGTTAGGATTAAAGCGTGTTTTAAATTTAAGATTAACATCACCTTGCGTCTTTTCATCTGGTATAACCTCAGTAACTTTAGCTATCTGATCGCCGTTACCAATACTAATACTACTTGTTTCGCAGAATATAGGTTGGCTGTCGTAGTTATGACCATATTCATGGTTAAATATGCTTACTGGCTCTACAACATTTGCTGTTGATCCCATACCAGAATGATTAACGCAATAATAATACAAAGTAGGCGTATTAGCCCCAACGACTATTTGCGTATAGCTGCCTGCCTGTCCTGCCGTTCCAACTTTCGTAACACCTTCTGTATATTCTACCCCACCGCCATGCGTTCCGTTTGGTTGCGTAGAAAATCTAAAAGGGTGCGTTGCATTGCTTGCCGCATCTTGTTTGAATTTATAAGTTTTGCCTCTGATTAATTGTAGTGTTGGCGCATAACCCAAATAAGTATTAAACGCATATTTGTTACCACCAGAATTTACGACACTTACATTTATATCTAATGTTTCTGCTAGTTCGCCTGCCATAAACGGATGAGCAAATACACCTCTGCTTACGCCTGACGTTCTTGATAAATTACCAATGAGCCAATGACCCTCTGCCGCATCATAGCCAACATATCTATCTATTTCTGTTGAAGATGCAGAACAATAAAACCACCAGATTTCATCTTCAGAACCAACGGACATACCCCAAACTTTAGATTGTTGATCTTTGTTAAAATCACCAAAGACGTAATCATGCACATCGCACTTTAATGTTTGCACTGTGTTACCATCAAAATAATGGAAGTTCTCTTGCCCATACCAAAACACACCACGGTCAACAGCCACCGCAGAAAGCCTAGAAACTGCTCCGCAATGCGTTCCAATTCTTTGAAATGAATACACATAAGGTGGCGCGATATACTGTGCAACGTGAGCATCTGTGTCAGTTAAAATCAGTGTAATGCCACGGCCCCTTATGCCCTGCATTATCTGTCCTGCCGTAGCTAACTCAATATCGCCTGCTTCATTCGTTGCACTTGGCGTCCAGACTGTATTGTTTTCTTTATCGCACCAAGAAACTTTACGGCTATTGCCGCCAGAACCTAATGCAAAGATAAAACGTTCTTCTGTTACAACCATACCCTTATTGTCGATTGGTGCGTTTGCAATTGGCGCGGTAACAGTTCTTTTCTTTAAAGATACGTTATCAATATCAAAATTTGGAGTATTATATACTTGTGGTAATATTTCTATTTTAACAGCGGCATCCGTTGCGCCAAATCTAAATATATTTGATCCAACTACAAGCGTCTGATCTATGTTTACCGTACTTGTAGTTGTACCAGTAACTTTAACTTTCACATTAGGTATTGTGGAAGCATCACCATCATCGTTTCTATCAATCAGTGTTATTTCTAAATCATGGCTATCTTGGCTATCTGGGCTTACAACTAAACCACTTACCGTTTGATCAAAAACAGTAGCTGTTATAACGCTTACTAATGCTAATTGATGCGTTGCGCCTAAACGCTTTGTAAAACTGTGAGCCGTTCCAGTGCCTAATGCTGTGAGTGCTATTGCTGCGCCACCTGATGTTGCGGCAAGCTGAAACTCAGATGAACTAGCACCAACAATAAAATATTCTGTACCGTTAACCAAACCCGTTATATTAGTGCCATTTCCGTTAGAATAAACAACCTTATCGCCATTTGTAAATGTATTGGAAATTACTATTTTATTAGTAGCCAAAACCACAACAGAACCGCTACTACCGTTTATTGTTACTGATAAGGGTGCAGTTAGATTTATTGCTGCCGCACCAGAAGTTGCCGCTAATTTTAAACTGTTGGTTGCCGCAGAAACTACAAAGTAATTTGTACCAGAGGTTAGACCGCCTATTGCCGATTGTCCTGTTGGCACAGTGTAAGTAACCTCATTTCCGTTAGAAAAGCCATGCGCCGTTGCTGTAATTGTTTCAGTAGAATAATTTATAGGTGCTGTATTTGCGCTTGTAGTGATAGCCGCACCCATCGCGTTACCATGAACCGTACAATAATACAGCAAACCAGAAGCAGGGGCAGCGGCGTCTACTGCTATAACAACACTTGATCCTGACGCTCCTGCCGTGCCTGTTGTTGTCACTCCTGTTGTGTATGCCGTAGAGCCATTTTTAAAGGCTAGAGGGTGTCCACTATTAGAGTTGTTGCTCATATCAAAAGTATACGTTACGCCTCTCACAAGCGATAAAACAGGAGCTACAGCGCCATTAAAAGCATATTTATTCTGACCGCCTACGTTAACAACTGTCACTGCAAAGGTTTGCGTACCAATAACCGTATTATCTGCGGCAAAAGTTGCTTTGCGTTGTGCGTAGGAAGCGTAGCCATTTGCTATTGACCAGTTTACGCCTTTATTCCAGTTCGCATCTGATGCAAACGTGCCATTGGTAACTAGCTCAGAACCAGTAGTTGTAGATAAAGGCCACTCAAATAATCTGCCATCGTCCTGATGTAATGCTATGAGGTTTTGACCAAAGTTATCTAACTGCCAAGTGCTTGCCTCTTGCGGAATACTGTCACTATTTACTGGTCTGGGGTTGCCGTAATAATCCTGACCATAATAACCAAAACCGTAACCAGTATTAACCGCTGCACTCTCTCTGCCGCCTGCTAAATCATCTGGCGTAATATCGTAAGCAATGCCTGCGCCTGTCATTACAGATAATTCATCGAAGCTACCGCCTGCAAGCCAAGCCGTGCCATTGTTATCTTGCCAAGCATGCATTCCCCGAACTGGATTTTTAGTAAAACCGTTTTTTCTAGCTTCCCAACCACCAATAGGACGCATAGAGCCATCTAGCCATCTGACTAAACTACCGTCACGCCAACGATTAGACCCTTCGTAATCTGTGCCGTTTCGGTAAAATCCTGCTGGTAAATCTAAAGGTACTAAAGGCATTATGTTGATCCGTATATTGTGCCACTATTGTTTAGTGTTCTTGATGTTCCTGATATTGCTGCACCCCCTGCGCCGCCGTTAGAGAATGTACCTGTTGTACCTCCACCGTAAGCTCCAGCCGCACCCCAACCGCCGCCGCCACCAGCCAAAAAGTTACTGGAGGAAGAACCAGCATTTCCTGCGCTACCACCGTTTGAAGCATTACTTGCGCTGCTGCCACCCGTTCCAGGCAAAATGCGCCCACCTCCACCTCCGCCATATTGCTGACTGCCGCTACCGCCACCTGCGCCACCACCGCCACCAGTGACGTTATTTGAATTACCACCATTACCGCCAGCGGTTCCTGATGCGTTCAATGCTCCACCAACACCAGCTTGCCAATATCCCTGATTTATACGGCCCGTTCCACCGTTTCCACCACCAGCACCGCCGCCGCCGCCAGCATGGGCATCACTAGGGTTACTTTGGTCTTGGTAATAACCTCCACCACCTCCACCGCCTGCAACATAAGCACCAGAACTATTTGTAAAAGTTACACCCGAAGAAGTTACATTAATTGCAGGGCCACCAGCAGTAGCTCTAACCCCAACGTAATTACCACCCTGACCACCTTTACCAATTACCTTACCCTCATTAATAACAGTACATGGTATATCTATTGTTAATGCAGCCGTAGATGTGCTATCTGACCAAACCCACATATTTGACGGTATACGCAAAGTACCGCCTGAAGAAATAAAACTGCTAACTGTAATTTCTTGCCTTTGAGCCTGACCGTTTACAGTACCGCCAGATGTAAGAGTTGTTTCAGAGCTTTGGCCTCTATATTCAGAAAATGCGTTTGATGCATTTACGCTTTTATTAATAATACCTCTAATGTCTGCATCATTTAATGAACATAAAGCTCCACTAGAGCCACCAGCCTCAATGTGTATTTGATCAAGAGTTAATGGGCCAGAGGTAGGTAAAGCCATTAGACACTTCCGAAAGCTGTTACGTTTCCAGTAACCGTTAAATTCCCACTGGCATCAAGCTTCATTTTACTTGTTCCACCTGTTTGAAAAAATAGATTTCCACCGCTTTCAATAACTCTCCAGTTACCCAAAACAACACCGCCAGAACCATCATAAATAACAGCCTTACTAGCAACTACTGACCCTGCAGATGCACCATCTAATAAATCGAACTCTGTTGTGGTTACGCCAGTAGCATTTAAATCTTTGGCATAATTTAAATCTGCCGTTGTACCAGTAAATCCATCTAATGTATTTAATTCTGCAGGCGTTGACGTAACTGTTGTTCCGTTTATTTTTAATGCAGTTAAATCAGGTGAAACTGTTCCTGCTGTTCCGTTTACTGTATCCTGTACAGCCGTTAACGCAGTATTTATAGTCTGACCCCATGTGTCCTGACTACCACCGATAGTTGGGAGTGTTAAATTTAAAGCCATATTAATCTCCTATTTATGCAAACATATCATGTTAGGCCGCATCCGTCCATATTTCAGATGGTATATTAATCTCAGTATAAGTTTCAGATGGTACATTAATTTCTGTGTAATTTTTAGGCGGCACGTTTATTTCTTCAAATTTAAATCTAACTTTCCCAACATCTACCGCACCACTGATAACGTTTTCACAAACAAATATATGGCTTATGCTTGTGATTGCAGTGCCAACGTCAACATTTCCAGTAATAACATCGTTACCAACAATCTGATTATCTTGCGTAAGTGTTGGACTACCGACAGTCGGGTTTTGCGTACTAACAGCATTGCCTGCAAAGTTATAAGTAATTGTAGTCGTAGCGTTGGCTATAGAAACCGCACCAGCATTTACGTTTGTGCCGACTAACTGATAATCGTGGGCAAACTGAGCCGTACCTATGTCAACCGCGCCAGTGTTTATATCGGCAGGCTGAAAGTTTATGCCATAAAGTAGAACGGCAGGAGGTATAGATACTGCGCCAGATATAACGTCAGGTGGAGCAAAGTTTTCGATCTCCACCATAACAGCATTTGGTATTGTTACTGCATTGCCATTGTAGACAGGGGTCAGGCTGTATTTAACAATGCCTACGTCAGCAATAGACGCGCCTGCTATAGGGGCAAAGCCTAGCATCTAGTCGGCCTCTTCTATGGTGTTACCCTCTGCCACCCATTTTTGTATGGCTTGCCAGTGGCGGTTGTCCTCTGACATTGGTACGAACATTACTTGACCGTCTATTGTCGCTCTAACCTGACAGTTTTTACCATCATCACCTGTTATATATTTTACTGATTCAATATTCATTTTTATAACTCCGCATCCGCAGTCCAAGCTGAAAGAGAATATGCATTTCCAGCAGAGGTGCTGCCCATTTGCATAACTGCATTATGTGTATTTGCAGTAAATCTACTCAAGCTTAGACCAGTGCCAGCCATTGTAGGATTTGCTCTCATTGTAACAGGAAAGGTGAAAGGCGCACTTGCTGAACTATTTGAGGGCGTACCTGTCGCATAAGGAGTAACAAGATATATATTATCAGTTAACCCTGAACTATTCCAAGACATAAAGTACCTTTGACACTTGCTTAAAGTAACTCCCACTGGTTCATGCTCAAACGATGTACTTTGCGGCCCAACTTCTAACTGGCATCCTGTCAAGAAAAACGTAGCGTTTGTAGTTGTCATTACAGCGTCTGTTCCAAGACCGTCTGCCCATTTATTTTGTGCATAAGCAGACCAACCAGAAG